ATCAGTGGTACGAGTGTGCACGAACTCGGACGTAGCTGCTCGGCCATCGCGCCGGACTTCAAAGCGGAGCGATCGTTCGTTCATTTGAAGAAAAACGCGTGCGTGTTCGCCGGAGTTATCGTCCTCCCAGGAATTACGATCGGCGAGAACGCCGTCGTGGGGGCCGGAGCGGTGGTCACGCAGGATGTACCGGACGGTGCGATCTATGCGGGCGTGCCGGCCCGTGTGCTCGCACGAAGGGAGGCTCTGTGAAGAACCTTCTCCTTTCGTACTGGCGTAATGACGCCGACCGTGACATCTGGACGCGGATGAATCACTTGCTGCTCAAGAAGGATGTGGAGCAGTTCATGTGGGTCGTCGGGGATTCGTCGGATGATACCGCAGCCATCTTGCACGAGGCCGCCGACATCGACTCTCGTGTGCTCGTACTTCACGCGGACAGCGGAATCAAAGGCGAGGACATCGATACGCGTCGTCGCCGGATCTCGCACACAGAAACGTTGGCGTACGGAACGATCGCCCACATGCCGGACATCGACTACGTGATCCAACACGAGTCGGATCTTCGGTCGCCGGTCGACGTCGTCGCTCGGTTGTTGGCGTTGGCCGATGAGCGCACCGTCGTAGCGGGTTGGCCGATCTTGCATCTGCCGAGTGGCCCGGTGTTCTACGACATCTGGGCCTACCGTGGATTGGACGGCGATCCGTTCACAGGGTCAGCACCGTACCACGTTTCATATCGCGCTGACGAACCGTTTGAAGTCGGTGCGGTGGGCAGCGTGTGGCTCGGCCATCGCAAGCTGTGGGCCCACCGAGGCATCGAACGGGAGTGCTGTCTCGAGTTGTGCCGGCAGTGGCGTGCCGAGGGTGTGCGCATCCTCGTGGATCCGCGGATTGAAATCGAACAGCCGCGAGAACTGTGGGTGGTGTCATGAACTTCGCGCTGATGTCTGCGTTCCGAAACAGCAGCGGGTTCCACACCAACCGTTATTTCCGGCAGGTGTCGCGACTGGCGAATGCGTTGGCGGCCCGTGGCGATGCGTTGCATCTGCGATTGGTCTGGGGCGATTCGGTGGACGGCACCGGCCAGGAGCTCGAGAAGTACGCGACGGCGTTCGTCGGTACAAACGAGGTGCGGTCCTACAGTATCGTGGAGCGGTCACACGGCGGTCCCGTCTTCGGCAGTACGGAAGAGGCGGCCCGCATGAAGGCGTTGTCGTGGGTGGCGAACGGGGCGTTCGAATCCATCGGTGACGACATCGATGTCGCGATGTGGGTGGAGTCCGACCTGCTGTGGGACCCGGCCACGATCGTTCGTCTCATCCATCGGCTGAGCGAAACCGATGTCGTGGCTCCGCTGATCTTCGCCGGGGAAGCTTTCTACGACATCTGGGGATTCCGTTCGAAGGATGGCACGCGGTTCGGTCCATTCTATCCGTACCACGAGTCGATGAAGTTCAACGGCGACGTGACCGAGGTTGGGTCGGTTGGTAGTTGTTTGGTGATGCGTGGAGAGGTAGCGCGGCAGTGTCGGATTCGTAACGACTACTGTCTCGTCGGGTTCTGTGAAGACGTTCGTGCCCACGGCTACGTGATCTCGGTCGACGGGCAGGAAAGGATTCAGCACCCCGCATGAATACCAAACTTCGCGTCTGCGCTCGCGCCCTCCCAGAGCATCTGTCGTTGGGCATTCATCGTGTCGCCAATGCGCTCATCCGGTACGCACCGGATTGGGTGAAACTCGTGGACGACCCGGACACGGCCGATCTCCGCATCGGTCACTGTATCGGAATCCAGGATATGGAAGCGTGGTGCGCCAAAGGCCCCTACGCTCTCGTGCAATACTGCCTGTTGACGGGCGGGGGCTCTCGAGAGGAATGGGCGTCGCTGTGGAAGGGCGCACGGGCCGTCTGGAGCTACTACGATCTCAACGAGTTCCTGCGCCCACTGCGTGAGCAGTCGACGTGTGGATGCGGCGATGGGATCAACTTCTATCACGCACCGCTTGGTGTTGACACGTCGGTCTTCCGGCCGTCGATGCCGGCACGGAAACCGTTCCTGATTGGTACGTCCGGTTTCATCGCCGCGACGGAATCAGTTGAGGAATGTCACGAGGTCGTGAAGCGTCTCGGTCGCCGGCAGTTCCATCTCGGACCGACGGAGATGGAACTGGGTGACGATGTAACCTACATGCTGCGCGTGCCCGACGCGGCCGTCGCGGACATGTGGAGCCAATGCACCTTCGTCGCCGGGCTGCGGCGCATCGAAGGCTTCGAGCTCCCCGTGCTGGAAGGCCTGGCATGCGGAGCCCGCCCGATCGTGTTTGATGCACCGCACTACTCCCAGTGGTTTGGGGAGCACGTGGAATACGTCCCCGAGGTGGCTCCGGCCGAACTCGTGGATGCGCTGATGGAGATAATGTCGAAGCCGGTACGACCCGTAACCCCGGCTGAGCGATCCCTCGTCGCTGCGACATTCGACTGGAAGAAACTGGTTGCGGGATTTTGGGAGGCCGTGCGATGAAGGTTTTGTGGATTGGAGACGCCGTTGTGCAATCGGGCTTTGCCCGCGTGACGCACAACATCGTGGGACGGTTGAAGACGCAGCACAAGTGTGACGTGCGGGTACTCGGGGTGAACTACAATGGAGATCCCCACCCGTATGACTATCCGATCTATCCGGCGCTGATCGGCGGAGACCCGTGGGGGATCCAACGAGTGCCGGGGGTCGTGCGCGACTTTCAGCCGGATGTGATCTGCATCAACAACGATCCGTGGAACGTGGCGCAGTACCTGTCGGTGATCCGCACCGCGGTGCCGACGACTGCGTACATGCCTGTCGATGCGCCGAATCAAATGCATGCCGGCGAGCTCAGCGTCATGCCGCGAGCGATCGCGTACACCAACTTCGGAAAGAAGGAGTTGTTGCTCGGCGGCTACAACGGGCGCGTCGATGTGATCCCGCACGGAGTGGACACGGAGATCTACAAGCCGGTCGAAGATCGCGTCACGGCCCGCAAGTGGCTCGAGTTCCAACCGAAGCTGACGGACGAGCAGATCGGCAACCTGTTCATCGTGTCGAACGTGAACCGGAACCAGCCGCGCAAGCGCTTGGATCTCACCATCCAGTACTTCACGCAGTTCTGGTTGAACATCGGACAGCCGTCGCACGTGCGCCTGCATCTGCATTGCGGCGAGCACGACATGGGCTGGAACGTGTCACAGCTCGCGAAGTACTTCGGGATCAACAAGCAGCTGATCATCACGACTCCGAAGATGTCGTTGCAAGCGTGCATCAAGGAGCACGAGCTTCGACTCGTGTACGGAATGGCGGATGTCAATCTCAGCACCACGCTCGGCGAGGGCTGGGGCCTGACGACGCACGAGAGCATGGCGTGCGGAATCCCGCAGATCGTACCACGTTACTCGGCGCTCGGCGAATGGCCGGACGGGGCGGTGCGCTACGTGGAGTGCACGTCGTTCCAAGCCACGCACAACGCGGTCAACACCATCGGTGGAGTCGCCGACATGGCGCAGACCGTTGAGGCGCTGACCGATCTCTATCGCAATGCCGACCTGCGAACGAAGCTGGGGTCGGCCGCACTGGCTCGTGCGACGGAAGAGCGGTTCAAGTGGGACAAGATCGCCGCGCAGTTCTACGTCGCACTGGCGGAGACCTTCAACGAGCGACGCGCAGCACCAGTAGGGGTGGAGGCTCCCCGATCCAATGGTTAGATTCACACGACACTACGGCAAGTACAACAAGGACGAGACGGCGACCTTCTCGCCGGACCACGAAAAGTGGTTGATCAAACAGAAGTACGTCGTTGAAGTGGAGGCACCCGTGGCGAAGAGCACCAGCACCGATCCGAAGGGCGGCCCGCAACCGCCCGCAAACCAGCCAGGGACGAAGGATCCTGGCCAGCCGCAGACCCGGCAGACCACCGTCGGACCGCAGCGAAGCGGTCGTTAATGGCGGGGGCCGGGGCCGCCTTGCCCGCCTGCAGGCGTTAAGGGGGTGGGCAAGGCCCCCGGTTCCCTCGTTGGGGCCGGTGTAGGGGCGTTAATGGTCGGCTTCCCGGCGTGCAGCCGGGGCCGGGAGAGCGGGAACGGACGGCCGGGAGACGGCCGGGGGGACGGACGGGGCCGGGGGCCAGAGGGCAGCACATGAACATTCAGGTTGTTGAGGGGCCGCGCACGACGTGGTTCACCACACTGCGGCGAGTGAAAGGCGAACTGGGCATCACCAGCGATGCGCAGGACGAACGTTTGTCCGCGCTGATCGGCGAGGTGTCCGACGACATCGCCGAGTTCACCATGCGTCCGTGGGCACGACAGTCCGTGACCGAACGCTTGGTCGGCTACGGCACAACGCAAAGCACGCTCAGCATCACACCGATCGCGGAGCGGCCGTCCGAAGTACGGTACTACGACACGGCGGTATCGGGCTACTCGGTCGCCGATGCCGAAGCCGGATTCATTATTCGTCCCGATCGCTTCGCCGAGACGCGTCCGTACACCACGTGGGTCAACACGGACCCCGACGTCGCGTCACAGGGCGAGCGTGCGTGGGCGTTCGATTACATCGGCGGCTATTTAATGCCGGGCGACGACATGCTCCCCAGCGGTATCATGTCCGCGCTCGCGGTGGACAGCTCGTTCAATCTGACGGGTGTCGATACGATGGAGACACGATTTCCATTGCTCGTCTCTGGCGAGTACGTGGTCGTGGCCGGATTCTCGATCTCCGGGAACAATGGACGGTTCCGTGTCCTGAGTCGCACGCCATCGAAGCTCGTGGTCGCCGGCACGCTCGTGGATGAAATGCCGAGCGGTGTCCTGTCGCTGCGATGCCGCACGTTGCCGCGCAATCTCGAGGGCTACGCGATCGAAGAGCTCCGTGCGCGATGGGATCGCGCCACACGGGATCCGTCGTTGACGTCTGAGCGCATCGGCGACTGGGGTGCGTCGTACGACAACCCGGCGAACAAGGATGCCGAGGGATTGGGCGGCCTGTCGCCACGTGTGGCACGCGGACTCGAACGTTACGTGAGGAATGAATAATGAGTCGCGTCACGCACTTGTTGATCGACACGGTCTCGATCTACCGGGAGAGCGAACTCGAGAAAGGCCGGGGCCGGTGGCAGGACAATCTGGTGCCACTGGCGCTCAACATCCGTGGCCGCATCTGGACGATGTCTGCGCAGGAGCAGGTCGTTGGGCAGCAACGGAAAACGTACAACGCTCCGGTGGCCTATTTGGAACCGGATCAGGACGTAGCTCCGGAGGACTACATCGAGCGGAGCGGCGAATGGTATCGCGTGGTGGCGGTGACGCCTCCGTCGATCCCACATCACACACGACTCGTGCTTGAACTCATCATGCGAGGGTCGCTGTGAAGATCACGAAATGGAACGCCGACAAGGTCGAAGCGAAAGCGACGCAGATCATGGAGCGTCGTGTGGCCTTGGCGTCGGTCGTCGTGCAAGGCGAAGTGAAACGAAAACTCAACCGGAGCAACCGAGGGGGTACGGAACCTTCAGCTCCCGGTCAACCGCCCAACAAGGGGAGCGGAGATTTACAACGCAGCATCTTTCAGGAGGTGACGAGAGTAGGCAAAATGGTGCACGGCTTCGTCGGCAGTCGATTGTTGAAGGCGCGAAGATTGGAACTAGGGTATGTGGGACGGGATCGGCTAGGTAGAACGGTGGATCAAAAGCCGCGTCCGTTCCTTCGGTCAACACTCGTGGAGCAGCGGGATCGGCTACGTTCGATTCTTCTCGGGGGCAAGAAATGACGGCAGTGCAGAATGCGTTGTTCGATGCGATCTCAAACTTGGGGGCGGTGACCTCCTGGGCGAGCACGTATCGGGGGAAACCAGCCATCTTCACGCGCAGTCCAATCCCACCCCAGGTGGATGGGAACTATCTGGTCATTCGCGATTCGCTTGTGGACGTGCCCGGCGTCGGTGAAACCAAAACGACGACGGGCCGGTTCGTGATGCACGACATCGGACTGTACAAGACCGAGGACGGCGACCCGTCCGACATCCAAGACATGGCCGAGCTGGTGCGTGACACCTTGCATCGAAACCAGTTGGCGGTGTCTGGCTACGGCAATGCGTTGATTGTCAAAGCCATGGGACCGATTGAAGTCGACGAAGACCAAGTCTATGGGCGCATCGTAACGGTGTCGCTCGATTTGATCAAGGCTCAGTAGGAGCAGAGGGAGAAGAGAAATGAGTCCGACCCAGGGACCGAACGGAGAGGTCAATGGATTTGACGTCATCGTGCAAGTGCAGGAGCCAGCGGGCACCGGCGACTATGTCACGATCGGCAGTCAGCGGGGTGTCACGTTCGGCGAGCAGACGAACGCGATCGACATCTCGTCCAAGGAACGACGCGAGGGCGTGTACCTGCCCGGCCGCTACACCAGCACGGTGCAGCTCGAGCATCTGTACATTCCGAGCGCGTCGGGATACACGAAGCTGAGGACCGCCATGCGCACTGGCACCTTCGTCCGCCTCAAGCGGAAGGAGCTCGGGAGCGATCACGAGGTTGCCAGTGCCGTCATCACGGATCTTCAGAGCAGCATGCCCGACCAGGATGCGGCGGTCGTCTCCGCCAGCTTCCAGGTATC